AGAGGTTACGTGATAACCCGAAGATAAACGTGTGGCCTGTTCCAGATCAAAGTAGTTATTATGTTTTTAAATACTATCGTATGAGGCGTATACAGGACGCTGGTAGTGGTGTAGAAACAGCCGACATGAATTTTAGATTTTTGCCCTGTTTAGTGGCAGGATTAGCCTATTATATAGCTATGAAAGATCCTGATTTGGCTCCTAGAATAGATATGTTAAAAGCTATGTATGAAGAACAGTTTGCGTTAGCTGCTGGAGAGGATAGAGTAAAAGCTCCTGCTAGGTTTGTTCCTCGCATAGGATATATTTAATGGCTAGATTTGCTTCATCTAAAAACGCTTTAGGTATATGTGATATTTGTGGGTTTACCTACAAACTACGCACTTTGAGGGATATAGTAAAAAAGGGAAGAAACACTAATCTTAAAGCATGTACTGAATGCTGGGGTCCAGATCATCCACAAAATAGATTAGGAGAGTTTCCTATAGATGACCCACAAGCACTGCGTGATCCACGTCCAGACAGCGCTGAATTAGAAAGAAGCAGAAATATTCAATTTGGGTTTGATCCAGTGGGTCTTAATAATCCATTTGGTCTAACACCTAATAATCTGGTAGCTGTTGGATTTATAGGCGATGTTACGGTGAGCACATGAACTATTCTTCTTTAAAAACAAACATTGAAGACATCTGCGAAACATCTTTTACAGATGACCAGCTTGCTTTGTTTACACAACAGGCCGAAGAAAAAATACTACAAACAGTGGATATACCCGCTTTACGCAAAACAGACACTGGACCTCTTACGGCAACTAACAAATTATATACATTACCTACGGACTATTTATATACGTATAGCATATCGGTTATAAGTAGTAGCACACATACGTTTTTGTTAAATAAAGACGTTAATTTTATACGTGAAGCGTTCCCTGTTAACACAAGTGCTAAATATGGACTACCTAAGTTTTACGCCCAACACGGCGAAACGCAGATACAATTAGGGCCAACACCAGATCAAAACTACGAACTAGAACACATTTATGGGCATTACCCAGCTTCCATTGTTACAGCAAGTACGTCTTGGTTAGGAGATAATGCAAGTGCGGCATTATTAAATGGTGCTCTTATAGAAGCTATACGGTTTTTAAAGGGTGAACCTGATGTAGTTGCAAATTACGAAAAACTATATTTGCAGGCAATAACATTGCTTATGGAGATGGGTGACGGTAAACTACGCAGAGACGCATACCGATCTGGGCAAAAAAGAATACCAGTAGATAAGGGGCAATAATGGCATTTAGTGGCAACTATATGTGCACATCCTTTAAGCTGGCTTTATTAGAAGGTGAGATGGATTTTAGTTCTGACACGTCACAGACGTTTAAGATAGCTTTGTTCACGTCTGACGCTACGCTTGACGAAACTACAACTGCGTATGCTACAACTAACGAAGTCTCTGGTACAGGATATGATGCAGGGGGCAAAACAATCACAGCCACCACATCTAGTTCGGGAGCGACAGCGTTTGTAGATTTTGGAGATGTATCTTGGACAAGCTCTACTATAACAGCTAGAGGCGCGTTGATATATAAATCGGGCGGTACAAACCCTGCGGTAGCTGTGTTGGATTTTGGGTCTGACAAATCTTCCAGTAGCAGCACTTTTACTATAACGTTTCCTACAGCAGACGTTTCAAGTGCGATCATACGCATAGGACAAGAAGGATTGAAGAATGGCGAGTACGTTTGAAAACAACCTACGTCTTGAAGAGATAGGAACTGGTGAACAGTCAGGTACTTGGGGTACAAAAACAAACGTAAACCTTGAGTTGATAACTGATGGGCTAAGTTACAGTTCGACAGGCGAAGCCATAGCAAACGCTTCTACCCATACTATCACAATGGCTGATGGTGTGGCTGACGAGTTTCGGTCTTTATATTTGAAATGCACAGGCGGCGGGCAAGCTTGTACTGTAACCCTTGCGCCTAACACGTTATCTAAAGTCTGGATTATTGAAAACACTACGTCAGCAACTTTGACTTTTTCACAGGGGTCTGGCGCGAATGTCGCTGTTCTTGCAGGTCAGGTAAAAGTCATAGCCACAGATGGTCAAGGGTCTGGCGCTGCTGTGTTTGATCTAATGCAAGATTTGGCTGTGCCTGACTTATTTGTGGACGATGATCTAACCTTGCAGTCTGACGGTGCTATTTTAAACTTTGGCGCTGATAGTGACATAAACCTTATTCACACCGCTGATACTAGCTTGACCCTTGGTGGTGCAGGTTCGACTACTGGTTTGCTTATAAACAATACAGCTACAGACGGCGATCCGTTTCTTGCATTTGCGTTGTCTGGCACTCAAGTTTTTACGATGGGTGTTGATGATGGTGACGGTGATAAATTTAAAATCGGCACCACGGCAATCGGTACAAACACCAGACTGACAATAGATAGTTCTGGCAATGCTACTTTTAGCGGGTCAATAACAAGCGGTTCAAACATTGTTTCGGACACAGACAGTACTGATGATCTTGGTACAACTAGTGTTCGTTGGGCTAACCTGTTTGTTGATGCCATTACTGCGACAGATCAAGTAACAGCCACTGGATTTACTGGAACACTAGACGGCATTCTTGGGTCTGGTTCTCCTGCTGCCGCAACTGTAACAACCCTTGATACGAGCGGCGTTGTTAATCTAAATCTTGTTACTGATTCTACTAGTTCAACTTCAGGTGCTTTAATAGTTGACGGTGGTGTTGGTATAGCCAAGAAGTTGTTTGTTGGGACTGATTTAGACGTAGAGGGTACAACAAACCTAGATGTTGTAGATATTGATGGTGCTGTACAAATTGATAGTACAGTTACAGTTGGTGTTGATGATACAGGCTACGATGTTAAGTTCTTTGGCGCATCTGCCAGCCATTTTTTACTATGGGATGAGTCTGCAGACGAACTTGTTTTAGCCGCAGATAGTAAATTATCATTCAACGATGCTGCTGGCGGGGAAAATATAGTTGCATCAGCAGATGGTCATTTAGAAGTAAATGCAGGCACTACGTTAGACGTAACTGCTCCTACCGTGCAGATAAACGCTT